TTGTCAATCCTGGCACTTTAAGCTCGTATTTGCGCATGCGTTGATTTGCAAGCTCGACCTGTAATTTCTCAAGCCCAGCGGCTTGCACCAAAATCAAATCTGTTGCAGCTTGGTTATTTAACCCGGCGCGTTTGGCAAAGTCAGTGATATATCTGCTGCATTCGCCTTGATAACCAGCTGCCTTATACGCTTCTGCTGCTGTTTGGCGCTCACGATACTCAGATTCAAAACGCGTCCACGTGCTGTAAATAGAGGCAGCGTGAACATCAATGTTATTGATTAGTCGAGATTGTGTGTCCTTGGTAAACTCAGCTTGCTTTGTCTTTGATAAAACAAACTGTTTTGTCACATTATCAAATTCATGAAACTCGCTTGGCGCTTTACCTGAATATTTAACTTTCCCGTTTTCTAGCCAAACCGATCCACCGCCGGTTATACTGGCAGAAATGCCGTCAATTTCTTCGTCGCTCACTTCAATCCAATCTTGACTATCTGTTACAAGATAATCAGGCGCGAACGTGTTTGTATTTAAATTAAATAACATCATATTTACCACCCATTCCATCCTATTGCTAAAATATTAAATCCAGTTTCGCCACTATTGTGTATCTCCACGACATTGCCATTTTGGATATTGGCACCAACACGTTTTTGACCACCGCCAACGTCGGTTGTCTGTACTATGCAGTAACCATTGAATGCTTCTGGCAAGTTTACTTTTGCGTATCCATTAATAGTTACGCGCATTATGATTATGCGCATTACTCCGTTGTCGCCCACCGGGATATCATATACTTCTGCGCCTTGGTAATGGTTCGGGTAGTATTGATGTCTAAATCTATTTTTTCGGTAGGTGTTGTTTAACTCGGTCCATACATTATTGATATCGCCCTGCTTGGCAAAATGGTCATGCAGCCAGCCGTATTGCTTACTCCATAGCGCACCAGTAGACTTAACAGTAAGCGCGACTTCGCGACTATCTCTATTCCAATCCGCCCCCTCAGGCGTGTTCAAAAATTCGATTTGTGTGCTATTATTACCAGCATCTCGAAACCAAATAGAAGAGCGTGGTACGGTATCCGACTGATAAAAATCCACAAACCCAGTCGTATTTTGTCCACCAGCTTTATTTCTGATAACTAATCCATTCGCAAATCCACCGGGTGCAGCTCCATCAATAAACAATATCCCATTCATCGCGTCGCCGCTCTTTGACACTTTTGCATTAACATCATCCATTAAAGCCATCGTGCCATTACGCTTAGCCGGGGCGATGATAGCGTATGGGGTGCTATTAATCATCGACCAAAATTTAAAATGGTCCCCTTCGCTCTCCATTCGGAAAACATGCCCATCTTTACCGCCAGCCACCTCATAACCACCGTACCCATTATTATTAGGTGCAACTGTGGCGTAGTTTTTTAGATTCGACGAGTAAGGCACAAAACCTGTTAATCTATCATTGACCAATTTCACAGCTTTCGGCGTCGCCGCTTCGGTTTCTGACGCACTATTAGTTGCTGAGTTTAGTTTCACTACACCTTTCGCAGTAGTTGATGCATTTGGAAGCGCATGTGTATGTCCGTCAGCCTGAGTTGCGCTTTCGCTATCCGCGGTCAAGTCTTTCGGGGCTGATTTTTTTCCAAGCAACTCTAAGGCTTTTTTAAGCCAGGATGTGCGGTTGGCCAACTGTTTAATTGGTTTATTTGTAATGCCATTCTCACCGCCAAGAACAGGGTCGTTTTCTTCAATTTGATAGACTCCGTCTTCCCATTTGTCTTGTTCTTTTAAATTTGCCATAACTGTCCTTTAAATTAGCTTTAAATCTAGTTTGAACCGTGGTTATAAGTGCCGTTATATCGCACTTTATTGTTGTATAAGAATGCCACTGATTTATAATCCAGCACGGCTAACGTGCATCTCGCCGGGGTAAAATTACGCAACACTTTACGCAAGTGCGCTGCTTGTTCGTTTGAGATTGGCTGATTAAGTCTGATAGCGTAATAAGCCCATTTATCACTTAACGGAATGGTTTGAACAAAGTTGTGATCATAAGTCCGCGCTTTTAATCCCTCGTCAATCTCAATCTCGCCAAACCCTAACCGGCGGCAGACTTCACGAATTGACCATGGTGTTCCTTTATACCGGTGAAGCTCAATAGCGACTCGAATTAAGCTCCGCTTGGAGTTATCGCTGTCCGCAATAAAAGCCCCGTCATAACCCGTCACGCTCCATTTTTCTGCAAGCAAAGAGATAAAACTATCATCAATTAACTCGACCAACGTTGTCATCACCTTGCTGTTATCGAGCTTATTCATGCCAAGGCTTAGGTCAGCCAATGTTTTATATTTAGCCTCTCGTTCAATGACATCAGCATACGTTAAATTAGCCATTAGAGCGCTCCGGAGCTGCATTGATATTGATTGCAGTGCAATTTGCCCATTCTGTTTCACCCACTACAATTTTTGCCGGTGCAGTTAAATTAACGTCATACACGCCTTCAACGCGTAGCGCGCTAATAATTGCCGATGGCACCACATCAACACCGAGTTTTTTCGTTTTGTCTGACAAGTAGAGCTGTAACGCATCACGCGCCTTGGCTTTAACTACGTCTTCACGATAACCTTCGAGCAATGTTAATGTCGCGGTGATTTGATAGTCACGTTTCGTTGGCGCAATAACCTCCACCGTATCGCATAATGGACGACGGCGCTCAGGGCCAACATATTGCTTCACATCATTTAAGAGACGACTGTCTGGCAATCCTGTTTTGGTTAAAACCGTGATTCGGACAAGACCACCGCGAGGGGTTGATACATTGACATCTGCAATATCTTGAGAGACGGCGCGAGTGTGATAATCGTATGCGGCGATTGAGCCACAGCTGGTAAATGCTTCAGGCGCAGCAAGAATTCGAGCGCGGTATGGGTCATCTTCTTCGCGCAATAAACCGCCGCTTGGAATGTCAATATTGGTGACGGTAATTTCGCCGGCGAAGTTGATTTCACTTTTAAGCGTTTTTATTCGTCCACGTTCCCAGCCGTTACCAATCGTACCCGGCTTATTACAAGCCGCCTCAACTTCTACATAAGAAATAAGTGGAGTGATCACATCATCATTTAGCGTGACAAATTCAATGTCATCAGTGACTGAAACACGTGTGCCTTTTGGAATAACCACGGACGGATGTTCACCGTTAATGCTAAAACGCAAAATAGTTCGCGCTGGGCGCTCAAGTAATCTGTAACAACCAAACGTCTCACCACATAAATCCAACGCGAGACCGGTGGCAAATTGCGGGAATGTCTGACGAAACGCTTCATTAATGCCTTGTCTTGCCAGGCTTTCGCGCATCGCATAAACATTAATAAGCAAACGCTCAATGTGCGCTGGCTGTAAGATTTTCCCGGTGCGTTTTTCATACTGAGAAATCGCTTCGCTCAAAATGCTCTCAACATTGTCGTCTACGACTTTCACTTCATTTCTATTCATCCGGTAATCCTTGTGGCGTAAATTTCACGATGCACGTCTTCGGTAAGCGACCAAAAAATCAAAAAATCAAAGTGCGGGGCAGTCCCTTCTACATTAACTGAGTCAACATTGATTCTTTTTTCCCAACGCTGAAGTGCTAACGTAACCTCGCGCACGATGTTTGGCATTGCAACATCTTCCGGTTGGTCGATATATTGAAAGTGATCACTACCAAATTCAGGTCGCAACACATCCGTCCCTTTCATCGTTGAAAGGATGTGGCCAATACATTGATGGATGTCATCAATACCTTGCACAACTTGATTTTCAATGTTAGGTGCAATCTGCCAGTGTGTTGTGATAAGAGTGCTTTGTGTGTTCATAGCCTTGATGATACAAGGCTATGCTGAAGAGTGCTTTTAAAGCGATTTAAAGAAGTGGGCTATTCCGGAAGGCCTGTTTTACCGCCGGAGTCGCCTGGGTGTTTGTGAGAGCCAAGCTCAATAGAGCCTTGTTTAACTTTTGGCGCAGATACTTCAGTGCCGGACGTAATTTTTCCAGACACTGCTAGTTTTCCATTAATTGACGCATCAGCATTGATTGTTACACCGCCACCCGCTGTTACGGTAACGCTGCCGCTTGTGTTGATATTAATCTCGCCACTTTTACGATTGTGCGAAATCACCGTCCCGTTTGTGAACTTTTTCACCCACATGTTGTTATCATTCGCCGGCGTGGTGTCTTTCTCGTTGTAAATTGCTCCCAGCACACAGCCACCTTCCCCGCGCGCATCAAGTAACAATGCCACCAATTCGCCCAAATCCGGCAGACAATAAAACTGATTGCCGCCAGCATTAGGCGTTAAATAAGACAACCAGGCTGTTTCTAAATCTTCAAGTGCGGGAATTTTGCACCGCACTTTATGGTTCGCGGCATCAACTGCTGAAATAATGCCTTCTTGATAAGTTGCCCCAAAGTCATGCGTTTTCATTTATTCCCCCGCTTGATTTTCAGTTAATGCACCCGTGCTAAGTAAATCATCCGGGATAAACTCTAGCATGCGCACATCAATACTTGTGGTGTAGCCGCCGCCCCTGGCAATGCTATGCCGGGATGATTTTATTAAATATTTCCCACTAAAAATGCCAAGGTTGCGAAGTAATATTGTGCTGCCGGCCACGAGCTTAGGATTGCCGACCAGCGTGATATTTCCCGCTGTTTGGTCTTCGTTTTGTTCGGCCAACGCGGCATCGGCACGCGCATCAATCTGCTCCTGGGTTTCCCCACGGGTGACAATCTTCAGCGTGTCCCCGCTTGCAGCCTGGGCTTGTTTCATCTTTTCGCGCAGCGGCTTTGCTTTCTTACGCTTCTTGATGACTTTTTTCCCGGCGGCATCATATCCACTCACATCAACTTCCTTGGCCGTATCCTTGATTCTATCGCGCAAGGTAATCGATATCGTATCTCGTTCTTCAAGCGCCGCCACGGCTTCTTCTTTGCCTAGCTCATCTTTATCCGTGAACACAAGCTGATCACCCACTATCTTAAAGCTGTGATGATATTCTCTTGCCAATCTTGCCAAAAACTCAACATCGCGCTCTTGATATTGCGTCACGCGCTTAACCGGGATTGGCTTAATTGTCCCGACTACTTTTAGCTTTAATTTTTCTGCAATAATGCCCACTATTTGCTTGAGCGTTGTGTTTTCATAGGCTTTAGGCTTTAACGTGCGATTTGCCTTTCCAACCCCCGTACTCAACGCCTTGATTTGAATATATGATGGTCGGTAGTTATATTCCACCTCGTCAATTTCAAACGCCCCAATATCAGCCAGCAGCGCTCCTTTGTAACCAATGGCCGCTTTTAATTTATCCCCTTGCGTTGGATACCACTGGCGCACCCATTTCCCGCTAATATCCTCAAACGTTAGCGTTAGCTCGTCTGACTCACCCTCAAGGTTATCGGTGTAGGCAAGCTCAATTAAGTGGGGTTCAATGTCAGCGGTAATATTGGTTTTTTCGTATAAAATGGAAAAGTCAGGGGTTGGCACGTTACTATTCATTATTACCTCTCAACCACGGCGGCATTGATTCATTATTTGTAGGCTTAATATTTAGCACCGGAATATAAACCGTTGCCCCTGTTGGCAGCACTTCGCACAATCCTATGTGCGGGTTAGCATTAATAATGCGTTCAAAGTCCAATGCGTTGCCATAATAGTAATAGGCAAGGTTGTCCCAACGCTCGCCTTGTTTTACGGTATGTTTAAGTACGGTCTGTTGTGCCATCAATTACGTCCTCATCTTTGCGTAAAACGACCCAGGCTGTCATTTCTGCCACAGGTGCAGCTGCGTTATCAACCCGCTCATTAATATCACCAAGCGCGCTATCAGCGGGCTTAAACCAGTTATCCCAATTAGCTCCACCGGATTGTTTTCCTAGCGTTAGACTATCTTTCATAGACATTAAATCTTCATAAATACCCGCACTTTCCCGGGCTAAATCGCTCGCCGCCGGCAGCACTTTATGCACACCTTCCAGCAAATCTCTCATCCCGGTAAGCTCACCAAAATGACCTATCGCCCCGTCAAGATTTTTTAAAATACCAGGTAAATATACCAACGCGGCAGCCGGGTCATCAGATAGCTGGCGAACAACGGCCACGGTATCTCTAACACTGTCAATAATTTGACGCCCTTGGTTAAATAACTCCGCACCTTTTTGCACGGTTTCTTTTACCTGGGATAGCGCCTTTACTGCACCAGCTGGCAAAATAGATCCGAGCAAAGAGTTTCCACCAATATTTAATGCAGCACCCAAAGGGCTCTCTTCAATATCGCCTACAAATTCACGCAAGCTAATGTTCATCTCGCGGCATAGGGCGTTCCCGAACTTATCTGTAAACAAGGTGACCGATGATATATCGGTGATCACAAAATTGCCCTTATACTTCCCGCGACCAATAATCAATGGCAGCGCGGTTTGTTTTGATTTTGCCCCCAACAACTCCTGGTAGCGGCGCTCAACCCCGCCAAGCGTATGATGCAAGCGAATCGCAAAATTAAGCTCGGTGAGCTTCTCGCCCATAGCTTGTAAGCGTGGTTTCCCTTTTAAGACTGCATGCTCGGCAAAATCTGCGGCGTGGGTTTCATTAAAGTCAGTTAAATCAACAGGCTCAAACGCCACACTTCCTAACATAAAATACATTAATATGCTCTCCGTTGTTGTTGGTCTAACACGCGCTTCAACATTATTTCAAACTCGCTTAAACTCATCTTTAAGCCTTGTTGAACCTGGTTTAAAACGCCGTTTCCGTCACCATTTGTTCCGCCATTGACGTTGATTGTCGGGTTAAAATTAACCACCACACTATTGGCCGCCCCGGTGGTTTGCGGCATGATGTCCGCGCGATTAAGCGGCTGATAATTGGCAAGAACGCCAGTGTTATGGGTCACACCATTTAGCCCCACAGCCCCAGCAAGGTTATCTGACGCAGCTTCTGCGATGGATGTTGATTTATCCATCCCAATCGCTAGTCCCTCCACAACATTCACACCATAGCCTTTAAAAACTCGGCTTGGCGAATGAATACCCAGCTTCTCGGCAAACCACCCCTTAATGCCGTCACCTAAATCGGAAACAATCTTTTTCGCTTCTTCCCAGGCGTTTTTAATACCGTTCACTAATCCGTCTATCATATTTCTGCCAAAATCCATAAACTTAGCCGGCACATCAATGCCGAACCAGGAAAGCACAGAGGAAAAGACTTGCTGGAATAAAGCCAATGGCGACCAGCTTAGAATGGTCGATGTGATATTGCCGATGCCGGATGTGAAGAAATTGCTGATATTTGTCCAGGCAGTTGAGCAGAAATTTGTGATACCGTTCCAGGCGTTAGAAAATACCCCGGAAACCTTGCCCCACAATTCAGAGAACCATGGCCCAACTTTCGACCAATTCTCATAAATCAAATACGCTGCAACCGCAATCCCCGTAATGATTAACCCAATTGGATTGGTAAGCAAAGCACGGCTCATGATCAGTATCGCTTTTCCAAACATCATCGCACCTTTTATCACGTAGCCTATTAAATAACCAAGTCCAAGTGACAGTTTGCTGATTGCTGAAAATAAAAATTTTCCTAATAAGCCGCCCAGGAATTTCCCCGCTTTAATAAACGGCAATAATCCAGCCGCCACAAAAGAAAACGCTGAGTGAAGCGTTAATAAACCGCCCACAACCGCAGCAATACCACCACCAATCGTCAAGACCCAGTCCATAATTTGCGGGTTAGTTTCCACCCATTTTGTGATGCTATAAATGACCGGCGTGATGTTTTCAACAAATGAAGAAATCACTGGCAAAAATGCAGACCCAATTTTTGTCGCCAATTCTGAAATGCTGCTTTTTAACTTGGTGAGCTTGTTTTCTGCTGTATTACTCCGATTCTCAAACTCGCGCTGCATAGAGCCGATATATTTTAAATTCCCTTGCTCATCGGTTTCTTGTAACAACCCTAACTGGCGGTTATATTCTCCGGTGTTTTGCGCGAGCATCAATACATCGTCGGCATATTGTTTACCAAAAATCTTAGCGAGAAGCGGATATTGTTTATCATCAGGCATCTTTTTCACCTTTTCGATGAAAGAAGAAATCGCCCCTTGCGCATCTTTATTCATCGCAGCGGCGAAGCTTTTTGTTGTAAACCCTAACTGTTTTAACTCTTTTGCATGCTCGCCGGCTTTAAGTTGTAAAAACGCTGCCGACATACCTTTTACTGATTGCGCGGCAAGCTCAGGCGCTTTCCCCATTGAAAGGAAGGTAGATCCTAGCGCGGCAGATTGTTTTTCGGAAAGCCCAAGCATTCGTGTATCAGAGCCGGCACGCGTAATGACATTTACAATATCTTTCGCTTTCGAGTTGGCATTATCTGATAGGTGGTTAATCACATCCCCAAATTGCGCCATCTCTGTAATTGGCTTACCCAACACGTTAGCCATGGTTGCCATCGCTTCACCCGCATCACCGGCCGCCATATCAAAAGCCACGCCCATTGTGGCCGCGTCCTTAGCGTATCCGAGTAGATTTTCCCGCGCCACGCCGGATTGCCCGCCCGCTGCAACGATAGCGGCAATTTCTTCCCCAGCCATTGGGATTGTGCGAGTGAGTTTTAGAATATCGTCGCCCATTTCTTTGAATTGAGCTGGCGTATCAAAGTTTACGACCTTTTTAACATCGGCCATTGCGCTTTCAAATTTAATTGCGGGGTCGGCTAGTCCGCGAATAGTCCCCATAGTGGCTGTAACGGATGACGCCAGTGCTGTAAACCCGGCCACTCCAGTTTTAGCCAATGCGCCCATTTTTTTAGACGTACTAAGGCTTTGGTCTTGCAATATTTTAAAACTATTGCAAACAGAACGGATGCCCTTAACCGCACCTGTCACGCCGGCTGTAATGACTAATCCTATTGCTAGATTGTTTGACATGTTTTATAGTCCCGTTTAATTAATAAGGAGGAAGAAATGACAAGAGAAAAATGGGTGGAATACACACAGGCTGTTTTATTGCTTGCACTTGTTTTAAGTTATCTCGGCAGCCTTTATCATTTTTTAGTTTTTTATTCAGAAAGTAACTCGCTCTCATGGATTTCCGTTTGCGTATCTGCTTTTTTATTTGCACTACTGTGGATATTGGCCGGCTTCCTGGTGATGTTTTCGTGTAGAGTTATTATCATCTCGCTTTTTGGCTTATTCACCACGCTTCAAACCCTACTTAAACACTAAACAAAAAGCCGCTTAAATAGCGGCTTTTGTGTACCTTGCTTTTATTTGCCGCTCCGCTTGAATAATCCAACGTTCCACTTCATCAAGCGTCATCTCTTCCAGCTCGCTTGGCTGGAATCCAAACCAAAAGGCCAAGTCGGCCAGGGCTGCATTAAGGCTTTCCGCGACTACTTTCCCTTTTGCATTTTCTCAACAATTTTTGATGCGGCCTGGAAGTCGGCAATATCAAGCTCGTCAATATCTTCAGGCACTAAGCCTGTGACGATTGCAAGCAAACTCACCGCCATTTCGGTTTCGGTTTTACCTGTCATTTTGCGAATATCGCGCACTTTCGGACGGCGAATTTTTAACTCGGTGATGGTATTTCCTTGCCCGTCATGGAATGGGAACTCTAAATTAAGAATGGTTTCAGACATAAAAAAACTCCTTTGTGAGTGATTTGTTTAACTTCACAAAGGAGAATACAACTTTGACCGGTTGAATGATTTTAAATAGATTTAAAGGTTTTCACCCCTTTATTGACCGATATTAGTGCGGTATTTTTGCAACACATCTTGGCCGTTTACACGGTAGATATTTGCAAGCACGTCAATAAATAAGATCTCTTTGCCGGCTACGGTCTGTTTGATTGAATAAACATCTACCGTATCACCAAACTCTGAATTCTCTTTATTTTTCTGCGCCGTACCACCAATTTTGCTGGCTGACACATTCATAATGGTCACCATCGGCTCTTCAGCAGCCAATCCGCGTGAATCAAACACCTGGAGGTTTGAGCGGATCATTAGCTGTGAATTTTTATAAGGGTTCAACAACAATGCGCGCACTTCCGGGTAAAAGCTATCCCAGGTGATTTCTGCTTCGATAGCGTTTGTGCCGGCTGGAAGTTTAATTTCACCATGCAGCCCTAAGCCTTTGTGAGCAACCTTTTCAAACTCAATGTCCGGGATTTTCACTTCATTCGCACGCCCCATTTGACTGTTACCGTTAATGTACACGTTGCCGTTGACGATTTGATTAATAGAAATACTCATCGGTTTTTACTCCTTAGCGTTGTGAAACTAAATTCACTAAGTATTTACGGGTCATGACGGACTTGTTCGAAATCAATTCCGCTGGAAGTTTAGGGGTGTAGTCATAAACTAACGGCACGTGACCTTTGCTGAATTCATCAACTAAGTCAGTGTCATAATCAAGACTTACGCTATAGCCCACAATACTCGGAAGCGCACGCAAATAGGTATCTACCGTTTCAAGCAAGCTGTCAATTAATGCATCGTCGATTGGACGGTCAATGAATTGCAACTCTGTGCGGCGGATGCTTTCATCAATTAAGTCACCGGTGCGAAGCGCGGTTTCAAAGTTGATGATATGCGTTACGGTCGGATAATTTGATGAGCGGTTACCCCATAATCTGAAACCTGTACCGAAACTATTGAAAATGGTTGTAATACCCACCGCATTTAACTGGTTGGTCTCTGATTGTTCATCATCAACGCGCGCAGTAAGCGGAATCTCCATGCCAATCACCCCTTGTAATGGGCGGTTTGATGTCGAGAACCAGTACCCGTTTTCGGTATCGGTTTTCATTCGCAAGCCAGCCGCATGCACCGCAAGGCTTTCCAACGTATTGCTTGAGCCGATAGCATAAGGGAAGAAGTGACGCGCACGCTCGGTGCTTGCAGACGCGTTAATTGTACCCAATGGGCCACGGCCTTTGATTGCATCAGAAAGACTTGTGCCTTTTGGTAATTGCACATAAGCCACCGCTTTCAACTGTTCTGCGAGCGTTGTTAAAGCCGCCGCACAGCTTGCTGTTTTATCAAACTCAGGGCAGATTAAAATCTTCGCGTCAGCACCGTATAGGTTAAAGCCATCGCGCAATAACTCAAATCCTTTGCGTTTACCGGTTGCAGAATCAATGCCACCTTTGATGTCGTCTTCCGTTACTTTTGTTGGGTCGGCGTATTCATAGGTCGCTTTTAAGGTTTCGTGTTTTGCTTTTAATGTAATTTCACCTGTTTGCAAATCTACCGCATAGTCTTGACCGAGTGTCAATGGGCGATCAGTGCTTAAGGTTAAATTTAAAAGGCCTGGGTGTGCTGTTTTAGCGCGCAAGGTGTTTGCATCTTGCGTTAATGCTTCATCGGTAACGCTTGTTTTGTGTTTTGCTGGGTCTAAAACATTGACCACATACACTTTACCCGCTGAATAGCGCGATAAAACATCAAACGCGTCAGGAAGCGTAAAGCCCTTGCCTAAGATTACGCCAAATTTTGAAAAATCTTTGGTCGTTTGACATACTGTTAATTCATTCACCGCGCCGATAGGTGCTGTACCAACGATACCAATAATTGCACCGTCGACAGTTTCCACCGCAACAGAACCACCTGCTACGCGAATTGTTTTCGTCCCGTGATGGAATGCCATAATTTTCTCCTATGGTTGTTTGGGATTAGGTTTATCCGCACGGCGATAGCGTGCGGTGGTAAATTTAGGTAAATTGCTTGGTTCGCAAAGCTCTACTTGCCATGTTTCGGTCTGCACTAAAAGCTGATACTGCCAAAGGCCGTCTGACTCGCCGCCAAACTCTTCACTCACTAAACTACACGCTGTGCAGTTAGTTGGTTTAAACCCAACTATTGCCAAGCGGAGTTGGTCTAACATTTCGATTGCCCCGTGGTCGTCATGCTGACTTCGAGCAATCACAGTAAGCGCAACCATCACCACTCGACGTTGCTGGATGACATCCACGCTGTCGATGCTTTCAAACTTCGACCCGGCGTATTGCACTAAAACAGCACCGAATTCGTCTGTGAGATTGTAGTGCTCCAAATCATCAGGAAATAACTCAATGCTAAACTTGTCCGTTTTATCGGCTATCCGTTGCTGTATGCTTTCTAAAATCGGCAGCGTTGCACTCATATTAATATCCTGTTAAATCGAGCTTCTGTGGCGCGCGCGTGTTGAATTTCAGCGCGGTTGGGTAGTTATCATCGGTCGCG